TGGTGCCTTCATTCTTAGTAATATTTACTAAACGCTTTCCGTCTGTTGACCTATAACTTGATAGTGTAACTTCTGTTGACATAATCACTTTTCCTTTTTAACTAAACATAATTCTTCGTCGTAATCTACGACCACATAAGTAATTCCTTCTTCAAATACTTCATGTGCATTCAACAAATCACGAATTCTGGTGGTAACATTGATACAAAACTGAATTGTATCTTGTACAGCTTGATCGTTCTTACCATCCCTAAGATCTTCAAGTGCTGCTGTAAGATTCGCATCCATACCCTTAAAAACGGCATACTTTTCACCATCAGAGTCTTTTTTATAAATTGTCTTTGGAAAAAGAAGGGACTTAACCTTGTCCCATTTCTTTTTCTTGTTTTCTAACGCTCCCATATTAATTCTTTCTATTAGAAGAACGTCCAATGGTATATTTTGGAACGAGTTCCCATTCAGGCTTTTCCTTATATGGGATAACCTTGATCTGACTCATAGAGGCTTTCTGTTCATATTCAAAATCCTTATCCAGAATCTTTACTAATCCCCATTCCTCTAGAAGGGAAACAATTGTATTCCTACGTGCGGAATCTTCATCCGTAAAGGTTGAAGGTCTTCCGTCTAGAATAAACAATTCTTTGAATGATAAAATAACATAACGGCCTTGTTTATGAAGGACATGGCAACTCTGATAGAGTTTCTTTTCTTTCTTTGAAGCAATACCAATTCTTGTGAGAGTTTCTTTCACCTTAAGAAATGACTGTTCGTCTTCTAAAGCAATTTCAATACCTACACCTTGGAAAATGTCCTTTTCCTCATTTAGATTTACGTTCATTGGATAATCCACCTTTTTCTTGTTGCTTTTCAATCATAGCAATTTGCTCTTCACTCAATATTCGTAGAGCAGATTTTGCTTTTTGCAACGACATATTAAAGTACGTCGCAATCATATTTACCCTAGAATCATTCTCGGTTTTAAACCATTTGTTATAGCGTTTAGCCTTTCTCACTGAATGAAAAAGATAATCGTATTGAAGCCTTTTATCAAGAGAATAATTCATATTCATATCATTTGCATAGAATAGTGTATCAGGACCAAATGATAACGCTTTATTTACCATCCAAGGATTATACTCTTTTTCCTCTTCTAGAATATAATCCTTAGTATCAATACTCTTTGCTATATCAAAAGGAGATAATCCTTTCGGCTTCTTTTCTTTTTCTTCAGAAGCCATCACCAATTCCTTTATATGTTTTCCAAGAATGATACCAACAAAAAGCGGCATAAGCAGCTACATCAAGGGGATCTCCCTTTGCCATATGAACATTTAATTGCCACCGACAATTCTTTTCCCAATCATCATAAGACCAATTATCAGTGTAACCGTATTTTTCTTGTGCTAATTCTAATTTAACCTTTAATGCTGCAGCAAAATCGTCAACCAGCTTTTCTGTCTTAGGATGTAAAGACATTATACAAACTCCGCTTCCAACATAACATCTGTAATGGAACTCCTTATTATATTGGAAAGGGAAGTAAAAGTAGGGCATATCATACAAAGGGTCACAATATTAAACCTCCAAAAGACAAATCAAAAATTGTTTTTCTAGAAACTAACCTATCTGAAATAGGTGCTTTAGCACTAGAGCGTCGTTATATTCGATGGTACGGTCGTAAAGATCTTGAAACAGGTATTCTTCGAAATATGACCGATGGTGGTGAAGGAACTTGCGGTTATAAACAAACATCAGAAACAAAAGAAAAAATAAAGAAAGTAAAATTAGAGACTGATAGAGTATGGGTTAAAAAAGAAGAAAAATCAACACTTATTAATAAAAATCTTCTTAATTCTTATATTGAAAATGGTTGGTGTACTGGTAGATATTTTTCTAATGAAACACGAAATAAACTTAGTAAAAAGGCAAAAGATAGAAATTATAATCCAATGTTAGGAAAACACCACAATTTAGAAACAAGAAATAAAATAGCATCATCAAATTCTAAAAAAACACTTGGTGAAAATAATAATGCTAAATCTATTTTAATATTTGGAATTTTATTTAGTAGTACAAAAGAAGCGATGATTTATTTTAATCTACCAAGAGATATTTGTTATAAAATTGGCATTATTCAAACGAATTCGGCCTCAAGCATTATCTCCACACAGAATGCAGCAATATTAATTTCAGGGTCAGCCACGAATGCCGCCTGATATTGATACTTTCCGATAATCAAAACAATCGCCGGGATTGAAGACTTGGTAAAGAATTCAGTGGAAGCATTATAAAATGCCCTGAAAATTGTGGATGAATCCGCATCAGAATTATCACACACCCATTTACGAACAGCAGTAAAATTCTTTTCCTTCATTGAACCAATTAATTCTTTAAGGGAAACTTCACGGAGATCTGTAAGGATACCGGAATCAATCTTACCAGACGCAGCATAACGTTGTAGATGTCCAAGTGTTTCACGGAAGTCGGGGAAATACTTCTGGATTACCTGTGCGACAACGGACTTATCGAACTCAATATTTTCAATTGTAAGAATCTGACAAACACGCTTAAAAAACTGCGTTGCCATCTTCTGTTTTTCTTCTTTGTGAATCTTGAAGTCAATAATTGGACACCTTGAAAGAAGTGGTTCAAGAAGTTTCTTTGGGAAATTACAGGTTAAAATGAACCCACAATTGGAAGAATATTCTTCCATAAATCCCCTAAGTGCTGGCTGAGTTGATATTGCATTCAGACCATCAGCCTCATCGAGGATTACATACTTTCGACCACCCATTAGAGAAACGGACGATGCAAAGTTTGTAATTTCATTTCTTAGAGTATCAATGTTACCGTCTTTTGAACCATTCTTTAGAATATAGTCAGAATTAAGTTCATCAAGAAGTGCTCTGGCGACCGTGGTTTTACCCATACCACGTCCACCAGATAGTGTCATATTCAGAATATTTCCGGTTGCAACTAACTGCTTAAAGGAATCCTTCAAGCGATCTGGTAAGATGCAATCATCAATAGTATGTGGGCGATACTTTTCAGTCCAGAGGAATTCTTCACCAATCATAATGTATTATCCTTTATTTCAATATTTGTTCAAGAAGTATGAACAAAAGCATTGCTTTTATTTTAACAGCAGATGACTCCATTGGGATGGAGTCAAGTATTTGCTGTAATAAATTTGATTTAAACATATTACATCCTCAATTAAATTTACTTGAAGCTTCAAGAGCAACAATATATTGCACATTATCGGCAGTAAATTCTGACATACCATGCTTTGAAAGTTTTACCTTATAATCACAAGGAAGCAACTTCATATTTTCTACCTTGTAAATTGCTCTGAATACATTTTCAGACTCACCAACTTCAATAGAATAATTTGAACTTGACGGATCATTTGATTGTACAGCTTGTACCGACACGTTAGTCCCATTACCAACGAAGGCAATTTCCTTTAAACCAAGAACTGATGCGCCCTTGATAATATCACAAAGCACTTCATTACGAAGTTCAAATTCTGCTTCAACTGAAGAAATTTTAAGTTCCTTCCAAGGTGGGGAAACAATAACAGATTCAGAAGAATATGTATAATTCAGCTTCTTCTTTCCTGCCTTAACAACAACCTGTGCTTCACCAAATGTTAGATCAGGAGCTTCAAATAATGATAACACCGAAAGAAACTTTGGTAGATCACCGATAGAAAAAGACGTTTCAAATGTATCTTCTACCTTTACAACAGCAATAACTGTCTTAAGTGGTGTTGTAATTCTCAATTCATTACCAGTTTTGAAAATCATTGCAGGATTAAGCGTTGAAAAATTCTTCAGAACTGTAATTGTGTTAGCCGATAACTTCATTATAATTTTCACCTTTTGTTAAGTTTAAATGCTTCCAATATCGTCCATTAATCACTCCACCTATTGTAGTGTAGTGAACATTATAGATTTCACTTATTTGTTTTTGTGTATATCCTTGTTTATAGTATTCTACAACTTTATAGCAATCTTTTTCTGTTAATTTTGCCGTATTAACCTTTTCACCTCTAGCTGCTTTTTCAGGATGTAATTTTAAACCATTTATTTCTGGATTACGATGACGTCCTTTATTCTTCATATCTTTCATATTATCATCTTGTGTACCAACGAATAAATGATCTGGATTTACACAACATGGATTATCACATTTATGTAATACACTCAAATTTTCTGGTATTGGTTCACAATATAATTCGTAACTAAATCTATGTGCCTTTGGCTCAACATTTCTTTTAACATAAAAAGAACCATAACCATCATGATCTAGAGCACCTAACCAGAGCCAACAACCTGAATTTGGCTCTGGTATAAATTTATCTTCAAAATATTCTTTTAAAGATCTATTCTTATCACGTCTTAACATATTATAATTTATTTTTTCCTAGTGCTGCAGGATCTGCTGTCGCAGCAACCGATGCTGCGGCTAAATCTGCTAATGAACCTACCCAAGTGTATGTTCCTGTGTGAGAAAGTTTCATCCAAGGACATAACCAAACGGTTAGACCAATTTTATTGATATTCTGACAGAAGTAATAATCTTCGGATAGATATCTCTTTGATGATTTTGCTTCTTCTTCATCAAGATTCTTTAATAGCTTCTTGATTTGACTACGACTTAAAGTATCACCTTTAGCGTATGAAGTCAACAACTTTCCATAAATCTTTTCACGATTTGGTTTATCAATAACACAGTCGAAATACATCATAATTTCACGAGTACCATCAAAATGTTCTGTACGAACATGATCTGGTTTATATGACTTTTCAGGGAATTCCTTCTTGAATGCCTCAAATGTTGCACGTGGAATCATCATAAATCCTGTACCGGCTTCTAATACTGCCGCTGGTTCAGAAATTTGAATTGAATTACCATTCTTTGGATTGAAAACATAATCACCAGCATACTTTTCCAGATCATTAGGATTTTCATCACCAAGACCCTTCTTTACCGCTGATACAATCTTTTCCCATGAAATACACTTCTTTGGGTATGGACCAGCTAATACATTATACTTTTCTGGTTCATTAATCTGTAATGCCAGCATTGCAATAATATCTTGTGCATTAAAACCAACATCGGCGTCAATAAACATAAGATGTGTTGCATCACTACGCATAAATTCATCACAAGCATATGCACGAGCACGTGTAATTAATGACTCATTTGAGAGTACATAAAACTGTAATGGAATGCCATTTGCAGTACATAATGATGCCAGATCCACTAGAGATCTAGTATAATTTCCAGAACACTGACCACCATACATAGGTGTTGCAATGAATAACTTATGTTTACGTAGTAAATCCCAATCAACCCGGATTTCCATTAATATTCTCCCCTTATAGTAATTTTATTGCTTTTAATGTAAGTTCATCAATTGTACTATCATTAAGAATTGTTTCATCAACATCTAATGTATTAATTAACTGTTCTGAAATATGGTTTGAAAACTCATTATTATTTCTTGATGGTCGCTTAACCCTTACAACATATCCATTATTCTTATGAATAAAATCTACTTCATGAGGGAATCTTACATCTGAAATAACAACGCCTATTTCACCTTCTATATCAAGCTGTTTAATCTTATTTTCAATAATGTTAGTCCATAAC